TAAAATATATGAAAGATACGTTGAAGAAGAAAATGAAGAGGAAAATATGAATAAACTTTTACCTTCTGGTGGTGAAGTTAAACCTGATGAAAAGATGGGATATGTCTCAACTGTCGAGGATGCTCGCAAGAGTCTTGAGAATATCTTTAAGAATAATATAGAGCCTAATAACCCTTGAACCCTTACAGAGTTATTGTACACATATTTACAAGACTTGTCAAGTATTAAAAGTATGTTATAATATATTATAGTTAGACGGAGACATTTTATGCCTAGAAAGAAGTCTGAACATTACGTAAATAATAAAGAACTCTTACAAGCATTGATAGTCTACCGAGAGAAAGTTGCTGATGCGAAAGAGAAAGATTTACCAAAACCAAGAATTACAAATTATCTTGGAGAATGTTTTTTAAAGATTGCGACACATTTGTCGTATAAACCGAACTTTGTAAATTATATGTTTCGTGATGATATGATATCAGACGGAATTGAAAATTGTGTTCAGTATATTCATAACTTTGATCCTGAGAAATCAAGGAATCCATTTGCATATTTTACTCAAATCATTCATTATGCCTTTTTAAGAAGAATACAGAAAGAGAAAAAACAATTAGATATTAAAACAAAGATCATTGAGAGAAGTGGATTTGATGAAGTGATGAACGTAGATGACAATGCAATGTCAGGTAGTAGTTCTGATTACAATACAATCAAAGATAACATTCAATATAAGTCAAGTAATAGATGATTTTACCAGGTTCTACAGTTAAAGTGATAGATGAAAATTCAATCTATCGAGGATATGTTGGGTGTGTTCAGAGAATACAAGGTAAGAAAGCAGCTGTTCTAATGGATAGTCATACTCCTTGGGATAAGATGATTACATTTAAATTATCCGAGTTGCGTGAGCAAACCGAAGGTTTCCAATATTATCCAAAGAAAAAGAAATGAAGTTAGCAATCATTACAGATCAGCACTTCGGTGCAAGAAAAGGTGCTGAATACATTCATAATTATTTTAAGAAATTTTATGATGATATCTTTTTTCCATATCTAGAGAAAAATAAGATTGATACAGTTATCGATATGGGTGACACTTTTGATAACCGTCGTAATATCGACCTAGCATCGCTTGAGTGGTCGAAGAAAGTCTATTATGATCGATTACAGGCAATGGGCATTACTGTTCATACAATCGTTGGAAATCATACTGCATATTATAAAGATACAAACGAAATTAATACAGTAGACCTTTTATTAAAGGAATATGATAATGTAATTGTTTATTCAGAACCAACTGAAATTAATATTGATGGATTAGATATTTTGTTACTTCCTTGGATTAATGAGGAAAATCGTACACAAACAATGGAGATGATTGATAAATCAGTTTCTAAAGTTGCGATGGGTCATCTTGAGTTAAATGGTTTTGTTGCAACTCGTGGACACATGATGGAAAATGGTATGAATATTGATGTTTTCGATAAGTTTGATGTTGTATATTCAGGTCATTTTCACACTCGTTCTACTAATGGAAAAATATCTTATCTTGGTAATCCTTATGAAATGTTTTGGAATGATGTGAATGATCCTAGAGGATTTCATTTATTTGATACAAATACTTTAGAACATACTCCAGTTAATAATCCATATCAACTTTTTCATAATTTATATTATGAAGATACACCACATCAGATGCTGGATATTACTAAGTATAATCAAAAGATAGTTAAGGTTATTGTTCGTAAGAAGTCAGATCCAAAACAGTTTGAAAAATATATTGATAAACTTTATTCATCAAATCTAGCAGAACTCAAGATTGTTGAGAACTTTGATTTTACAGAGGGAGAAGAGTTTGAAGCAGATGAATCCGAAGACACAATATCTTTGTTAAATAGATATATACAGGAGTCTGAAGTTGATTTAGATAAATCTGTGATTACAGAAATACTTCAAGACGTTTATCGGGAGGCCTGTGAGGTTGAGTAATGTTTATCTTAGCGGTTAAAGGATACGAAGAAGATGGTGCTTTCTCTATTGAAAATGATGATGGAGACAGAGTTCTTTTAATGTTTGAAGAAGAGGATGATGCAGATAGATATGCTGATTTGATATCTATTGAAGATGATTATCCAGAGATGAGTGTGATAGAGATAGATGACTATGTTGCAATGAGAGCTTGCGAAATGCATGATTACATGTATAATATAATTAGACCAGACGATATCGTGGTTCCCCCAAAGAATGATTTGTTTCAAAAAGATAAAATGGCGTAATTTGCTGTCTACTGGTAATCAGTGGACTGAGATTGACTTAAATAAAAAATCGAATACAGTTATTATTGGGACAAATGGTGCTGGTAAATCCACTATGTTGGATGCACTTACATTTGTTTTGTTTAATAAACCCTTTCGTAAGATTAATAAATCTCAACTTGTAAATGCTACAAATGAAAAAGATTGTGTAGTCGAACTTGATTTTACAATCGGATCAACTGATTGGTTTATTCGTAGAGGTATCAAACCAAATATATTTGAGATTCACCGTAATGGTCAGATGATGAATCAATCTTCTGCTGCCAATGACCAACAGAAATGGTTAGAACAAAATGTCGTGAAGATGAATTATAAGTCATTCACACAAATCGTCATACTGGGTAGTAGTACATTTGTTCCATTTATGCAATTATCAGGTTCAAATCGAAGAGAAGTAATAGAAGATTTATTAGATATCAAGATATTTTCAGCGATGAATAATATTATTAGAGATAAGATAAGAGATAAGAAAGATGCAGTTAGAACTCTAGAGTTAAAGAAAACATCTTTGAAAGAAAAGTTAGAGATGCAACAGAACTTTATGGAGGAGATTGAAAAGAGAGGTAAAGAAAGAATTGACTCTAAAAGAAATAAGATAAACGATTTAGATGAGGAAATAGATCATCATTCAATATCAAATAAAGATATGCAAGATGAAGTATCTAACTTGATTAAGAAACAAGAGAAATATGTAGATGCTAGTAAGAAACTTAAAGAGTTAGGAAATCTAAAAGGAAAGATATCAAACAAGGCATCAACCGTAAAGAAAGAACATAAATTCTTCTCAAAGAATACGGTGTGTCCTACTTGCACACAGAATATTAATGAAGAGTTAAGGCTAAATAAGCTTGACGAAGCCCAACAAAAAGCAAAAGAACTACAATCTGGTTATCAGGAACTAGAAAAGGCAATAGAAAATGAAGAAGAAAGGGAACGTCAATTTGTTCAACTCGCTAAGGAATCAACAGAACTCACGAATGAAATTTCTCAAAACAACGTTAAGATCTCTGGTTATCAAAAACAAATCAGAGAACTTGAATCAGAAATTCAAACTATTACCAATCAACTTGAAAACCGAAATTCTGAACATGAGAAACTAACTGAATTTGACCAAAAACTAAAAGAGACTTATGAATCTTTAGGAGAGAAGAAACAAGAAATACTACATCATGACTTTGCCTACTCACTTCTCAAGGATGGTGGCGTAAAGTCCAAAATCATCAAAAAGTATCTACCACTTATCAACCAACAGGTTAATAAGTATCTCAGGATGATGGACTTCTATATTAATTTCAAACTTGATGAAGAGTTCAATGAGACCATTCAATCTCCGATTCATGAGGACTTCTCATATTCATCCTTCAGTGAAGGTGAAAAAATGAGAATCGATCTAGCACTTCTCTTCACATGGAGGGAGGTCGCTAGATTTAAAAACTCAGTCAACACAAATCTACTTATCATGGATGAAGTATTTGATAGTTCGCTTGATGGATTTGGAACAGAAGAATTTTTAAAGATCGTAAAATATGTAATCAAAGATGCAAACGTATTTGTAATATCCCATAAACAATCTCTACACGATAGATTTGAAGACCTGATACAATTTGAAAAGGTCAAAGGATTTAGTCGTATGACATAAATAAAATTAAAGTTCGGTAATCCGCATGATACTAGAGGAGGCATGTCACTCACTTAAGTTAGAATGTGCGTTAAGAGATTTAGGTTTTGTTGATATTGGTTGGAAGTGTGTTGCACACGCAGGCATATTCTTCATTCAACCAGTGGGATTTCCAGATTATCCTGATGGAGAACTCTTAGGATTTTCTTTGACATTACCTAACACTCACGATATGCGTAGAGTTCGTTTGATGCGAACTGCAAAGAGAGCTTTAGACTATGCGACAGGTGTGGACGATTAAATTAGTGTCACAATGATGCTTTCTATTTTGTGCTGAGGAATTATAATAAGGACATATACGAGAGGTTTTGATGTCCATTCAACAAGAAATTAAATCACAACTTGCAAAGTTACTCGCTACAGAAGATTTGATTGTAGAACATAAACAGGTCGAGACTGCAAGTTTCAACGTAGAGACAAGAGTTTTAGTTCTTCCTCTATGGGAGAAGGCATCAAGTGAAGTTTATGATATGTTAGTTGCACATGAAGTTGGTCATGCACTCTTCACTCCATGTGAAGACTGGTTAGATAGATATCCAGAGATACCACCATCATTTGTAAACGTTGTTGAAGATGCTCGTATTGAGAAGTTAATGAAGCGTAAGTATGCTGGTCTTCCAAAGACATTCTTTACTGGATACAAAGAACTACAAGGAATGGACTTCTTCAAGTTAAGTGATATTGATGTGAATGAGATGGGTATTGCTGATAGATTAAATCTATATTTCAAGATTGGTAACTTTATTGACATTGACTTTACTGATTATGAAAAGACTCTTGTAAGTATGGTCAAGTCAGCAGAAACATTTGATGATGTTCTTGAGTATTCAAAAGTTATCTGGGAGTATGCGAAAGAAGAATTAGAACAGAAGAAGAAAGAACAACAAGAGATTGAAGAGATGAAGGCAAAGGTTGAGATGGAAGATGGTGATGGTGACAATGAGAAAGAGTATCAGACTACAACTCAAGGCACTGAAGGAGAGACACAAAAGTCAGATGTTGAAAGTGAAGATGAGTTAGAAGATGAAGATGATGATGGTTTAGATTATGATGACCAAGCATATTCAAAAGGTGGTATTACTCTTGGTGACGAACCAAAGGCTGAAACTGTTGAGAATCTTGAAGAGTCACTCAAGGATTTAGTAAATCAAGCTGGTCGTGAGACACTCTATGTTGAGAAACCAAATGACTTAGATATTGATAAAGTTATTATTCCTAACTGGTTCATTCATAAGAATATTGATTTTGAGTGGCGTGAAAATACAGCATCAGATTTCTTCAACGCTGATAAAGAGTTTGATGAGTTCAGAGTATCTGCAAGAAAAGAAGTCAACTATCTTGTCAAAGAGTTTGAGATGAAGAAGTCAGCATCTGCATACGCTCGTGCTGCAACTTCAAGAACAGGAATGCTTGATATGTCAAAACTTCACACATATCAATACTGTGAGGATATCTTCAAGAA